TTTGTCAAACTATAAAAGCCTGACTTCTCCCAATTAATATCATTTTTTCCTAGTTTGTCAAGGATTGCATTTTCGATACTATTAGAATTGTCTTCTGCCATAATTGTAAAATCGGTTATGTAACCGTAGGCAGTAATTTTAATTAAGAATTTTTTCATGAGTTTTATTTCTGTATGTTTTAAATGTGGCGGTTTTTAGACCGCCACATAAAATTAATGATTACGCTGCGCCTGGTGATCCGAAGATACCTCTAGGGTCAGATGCTCCAAATGAGTATCTCTCTCTAGCTTTGTATCTTACGTTTCCAGATTCAAAATCGCCTTCCATTGTAGTTTTAACAGGTGATCTAACAAAGTGTTTTAAACCGTTAGGTACATCTGTTTTAATGAAAAACGCATCTGTGTCAGTTAGGTAATGATTAACTGCATAGCCCTGTGGAATCATTCCCATAGAAACTACTGCGTTAATGTCATTATCTGCTGTTCCGACTCTTTGAGTAGATTTCATCAATCTTTCAGCTGTAAATTGCAGATCAGAAGGAATAATTAATTTCATTCCTCTTGCTGCTATTTTCAAGCCTCTCTCATCAGTCATAGATGCGATATCAATAAGAGCTTGCTCTAACGATGTTTCGTTAAGATCAGCTGCCGTTGATAGTTCATTTTTGAAAGTTCCTGCAACGATTGGGTGAACAGCAGAACAAAGTTCTACTCCATCTCCAAAAGTGAAGTCACTGTCAAACGCATTGTTTAACACATTTGCCGCTTTTACTTGTTTAGTATTAGCCATAGATCTAGCTAATGCTTTTGTATATCTAGACGCAAGTCTATCATACAAATTGTCTTCAATCGCTTCTTCTGTGATTGAGAACGCTAAAGCAAGCGTTTCGTGTGTGTATCTAGCTGCAAACGTTTCTTTAGCATCGTCGTAATTTACGGCTGTGCCTTCACCTTTTACTTCCGCATTACCGAAACCTGATAACATTACTTCTTCTTCAAAAGCTCTGTCAGAGTTTTCAGTATCGAAAATTTCTGTGTGTTCATTTGCGTAGTTTTTGTATTCCAAGCCGAATAGTGCATTCAAACCTGGCTCTAGCTCTCTCGCTAGTTGTGCTCTTGATATTGCCATTTTTTTATTCTCCTATTCTAGCTATATTGCTGTTGTTAATTTAAACACATGTTCACCAGTATTAAATGCTACGAATGCATTCGCATTTGCTGAACTTGTATCATCATTCGATGGATCTGTTACGATTGATAGTTGTTTAAAACCACCTCCCGTACCACTAGTCGATGTATCTAATTCTTGAGTTGATTGTCCAGAGATAGTGCTTCCTGCTACTCCTGTAAAATCAAATGCTGAAAAGTTCATCGCTGCTGTTCCAGTACCATCATGTTGTACTTCGAAGATCAATTGAGGATCATCGTATACAATAGCTTCTAAGTCAGCTGCGTTTGTGCTAGCTGCATAGAAAGGCTTAAATGTTGGTTTTCCTGATGTTGGATCGGTATATTGCACGCCACCGAAAACACCTAATTGTTGAGTGTCTCCTGCTGCTGCTGCTTCAATACCGCCGGCTGCTTGTGCTTCTACTGTTTGACCAGAGAAGATTGAAGTGCCATAGTTAGCGGCTATTTTGTAAACGTTGTTACGAATAGAACCACCGACTAAAGATCTTGAGGGTTTAAACCCAAAAGCTGCGTCTTGATTTGCCATATTATTTTCCTTGTTATGTTTATGCTTTTACACATAAACGGGTTAACTGTTATTTCGTTGGTAGGGATTAACCCAGGAATCGTTAAAAAATTAACTTTTCTTTGTACCACCGAAGGTTACACGAGTTTGTCGATCACTATTGATCGGCATACTTGGATGCTGTTCCTTCATGAGGTCGTTGTCGATAGCGTCATTTTTGTCTTGTGTTTGTTTTGCAAAATACGCTTTTCTTGATTCAACTAACTCGTCAGATATCCTTGCCAGCAAAAGGCCGCCAACTCCGATCATTCCCTTGTATTTACCTTCGGTCAAAGTTGGATAATCTATTTCAGGGTATTCGTCAGCTCTCACTAATTCGTATCCTGATCTAAGTTTAGCTGACATGTTTTTCGTATCATCGAATCCCATTGTTTCAGCTCTTATCCATCTATGTTTGTACCCGTCTGGTGCAGGGGGTGAATCTAAAGATGATGGTGGAGTCCAAACTTTTTTTCGTTCTTCTTTAACTCTAGTTTGACCCGCACGTGAAGTTCTTTTTTCTGTTTCGTTTGTCATATGCCTATACTCCTTCCGTGATTTTTAATTGTTTCGCATACTCTTCTAATGGCACACCTAATTTTTTAGCGATTGTAACCTGTGACGGTGTGAGTCTCACAGTATTGCGACTAGGGTTTACACTACGCTTCGCCGAAGCGACTTGTTGTGTAGGTTTAGTCGTAACCTTTGGTTCAGTTGTACCAAATTTATGGGGAAAGTCAATACGCATTCTTTTATCTATTTCTACATAATATTCATCGGTAGTAGGATCTAATCCTTCTTGCTCTGTTAATTTTTTATGCAAATCAAACGCTGTATATGTCATGGCACTGTCTTTACCAAACCATTCGTTTTTTTCTGCCCACTCCTCTGCTTTAGGATCATTTGCAGTAATTTTAGGAGCAATAGCTTGATCAAGAGTTGGTTGTACTAATGGTTTTTGTTTACTTTCAGTAACAGCCTTTCTTTTCATCATATCTACTCTTGCTTCTTCTAAACCTAATCTAGCAATATCTTTTTGAGCTTCTACTTCTGCTGGAATATCTCCAGATTCTCTTGCTGTTGTAAGTTTTGCTACCGCTGCTTGTAAACCAGATTTAACTCTACCCTCCATGGCACTCATATAATTTGGTTCCATGCTAGATAGTTTATTTTTAGTTTTATCAGCTTCTGCTTTAATTCCTTGTGCGTATTGTATAGCAGCTTCTTTTTGTCTTTCTGCTTCACGCATTTTTTTAGTTAGTTTAGCAATTCTTTTCTTAACTCCATCGCTATATTCTTCTAACTCTTGTTTATTTTCAGTTTCTTTATTTTCTTGAATTGTTTCCTCTTTAATGGGTTCTTCAATTGGAGCTTCTGGTTCCGATTTTGTTTCAACAACCTTTTTAATATTTTCATTAATAGGTTTTTCATTTTCTACCTCATTTGTTTTTTCTTCTGGTAAAATTACATCTACTTCAGGTCCTGAAGTATCTATATCTACCATTATGTCGTTTTTTGTTTCTTCTGTTTTTTCTGTTTCTGGCATAGTTTCTCCTTATGATTAAATGTTATAAAGAACGGATTCAGGATTTTCTATGGTTCCTAAAACTTCGTCATCGTTTAATAAACGAACTTCTCCGCCTTCAATGGGTAATCTTGATCCTGCGTAACGTGCAAAAATAACCCAATCGCCTTTTTTGCACCATGGTCCTGTTGGATATTTTTCTTTATCGTTATAGGCCAATGGTCCTAACTTAATTACATAACCACAGTTAGTGGAAATACGTATTTTGTCTAAAGATTCTTGAGTAAAAATAACTCCGCCTTTAGTTTTTTCTTTTGGTGTAAAGGGTAAAACTAAAAGTCTCCAGCCGCTAGGTTCGGGTAGCTGGGATTCTTGTTTTTTAATTGTTTCTGGATTTAATGGTTCTTTTTCTTTGATATCTTTGTATTTTTCTTCCAAAGCATTGTTATGTTTTGGAATTTCCTTTGATATCGATAACGTTTCCTTGCTCATCTTTTTGCTCCTTGTTGTTTAGCAGGTTAGAGATTTCCTGTAATAAATAGTTATAAGATCTTGCTTGTCCTAACATATATTGATATTTTTCCATGTTGTCAACCCCACCTGTTATCATCGTATCTCCAACAGCTTGTAGTCGATCTTTTATTATTTTTTGCATTGCTGCAACTATCTGTAGTCCATCTTTCATATTATTGTTCCTCTATAGGTTCATAGAAAGATTCTAAAGCATCTAGTTTTTCTTCTGCTTGAGCTATCTTTTCTAATTGTTTATCTACTTCTTGTAAGTGTTGTGGGTGTTCTCCAATACCTACAGAATTTTCTAAGTAAATATTTATTACAGCGTGAGCTGCTGACACTTCTGCTTCGTATCTAGCTTCGAGTGCGTCCAATATTGATTTTCTCAATTGCAATTCCACTTTCTAAGAGACTTGTTTATTCTGCTATCTGGGTCTCTTGCCGTTTTAGCAGAAGTAAGTTTAGATTTCATGCCTTTCATTCTAGCACAAAAAGATTTACGTCTGTTTGCTGATTTAGAACCTGCTTTAAGTTTAGAAGGTTTTGTTGTTACTGCTGTTTTTAATTTAGAACCAGGGTTTGCTGCTCTGTAAGATGCAACACCTTTTTTATTTAATCCACCAGAAGGGTTTTTACCTTCTTTTCTTTGCCATGCAGCAGTAGCCATTATGCTTTTGCTGTTTTAGCTGCTCTTTTAAAATTAGCTGCTGTTGGAGCACCTTTGCTTCCAACTTTTCTCATTGTTTCTCCTGAGCCACCTTTAATTCTATCTTGTTTAGCTTTTATGTTTGCGTACAATCCGCCGCCAGCTGCTTTTTTAACTCTGCCACCTTTACTCATAAAACCCATTTTATTTCTAACGGGAGTTGGTAGTTTTTTTAATCCTTTACTTTTTGCAGGAACTTTTTTTAAACTTCCTGATTTATACATTGTTCTTTGCATTGTTTTCCTTTTCTAGTTTAGTACCAAGTTGCTTTTTTTGATTTAGACGATAACATTCTTTTAGCATTTTTTATTTCAACTGTTTGAGAAGAAAGAGCATCTGTAGCTTCTATCTCTTTTTCTTTTTCATGTTTCGTAATTTTTTGTTCTTTTGTAACTGTCGTACCTTTTAACCAATCTTTTGTCATATTTTATCCTCCCTAGTTATTAATTGTTATGATCTTCCACCATCTTTAAAAACTTTTGATATGCCTTTTGTTGACATTACCTTTTTTAAATTTCTTCTTGGTTTTTCAGAAGCTTCTTTTCTTTTCTTTTTTAGTTGTTTTTGTTTTATAAAGTAGCTTGGATTGATTCCTGCCATACTTCTTTTTTTTTCAGCCATTATTTTTTTGTTCCTTTAAATATTTGTGTTCCTTTTATACCATAAATACTAGCAACTACAAGTATCCATAAATTTGTAAACCATTTAGGGAGTTCTGAGAACATTTCAAAAAATAGCTTTACTTTGTCCATTGCTGTAGGGTCATCCGATACCACTGCCCAAGCTAAAATTGCTATAGGTGTGCTTAATATAATTAAAACCGCCTCATCTTTCCAATCTGATTGTCTAGACTCTAGTAATTTGCCTTGGTAAGCTTCATCGCCTCTAGCCATCTTTTCTGCGTGCATTAATTGTGCATCAGACATAGCCATTTTTGTTTTTTGACGATTAGCGTAGATTTTACTTCCAGCAGAGAATGCTAATTTTGCTAAACCAAACCAAGCCATTATTTTCCAACCTTTCGCATAGCTTTATTATGTGATTTATTAAAAGTCATGCCTTTTTTCATATCTTTTTTCATTGATGCCATATGTTTTGTTGTATGATGCTTTTTATGTTTCTTTAAAGTGTTTTTTTCTTTTTTATTAATCATTAATTGTCCTTTTTAAGTTCACTTGTTAAAATTGTTTTCTTAATAGACGTGTCAGATCTTAATTGTGCTAGTTCTTCGTTCTGATCTAGCTTCTCATCTACGTTTTGTTGGTTCATCATGGCTTTCATACGGTCTAAGTTAATTCTATCTTCACCTTCTTGTTTTTTTCTGTTGTTCTCTTGTGCTTGAAGGTCTAATTCTCTAGCTCTTAACATTGCAATAGGGTCATTTCCAAATTGTGAAGTAATTTTTTTCTCTTCGTTCATGTATTCTTCCATCATTTCAGAAATTAGTACAGCTTTTCTAGCTTCGATACGTTGTTGCATAGCCATAGCTTGTTGTTGCATCTGTGGATTCTGTTGTGCCATCTGCATCATCTGTGCTAGTTGTGGCAACTCTTGTCTAAACTCTAATTCGATCTGTTCTTGTGCCATTAAACTAATATGTTCTAAAATATTTTTTTGTATAGACGCTCCAACTGCAGGTGCGTTCTTAACCATGTTTGTTTCTAAGAAATTTAAGTGAGCAGTAATGTGTGATCTATGATCTTGACCAGGGAAAGCTTGAAAAGGTTTTCCACCTAATGCATCGATATGTTCTAATGCAGGATCTTTTGGTGTTGGTGGTTGTGGTCTAATTAAAATAGAGTCAATATCTTTTACACCTAACGCTTCATACATATTTCTATACACTTGATACTGATTGTGTAGTTGTGGATTGGACGAAGCCAGTTGCATTTCCGTTTGGGCTAGGGAGATTCTCTGAGTTTGAGAAAATATGTTTGGATCTGCAACCGGCAATATATCTACTCTATCATCGAAGTCTAATTGCTTGACTTGTTTTTGACCGCCGACAATATCGTATGGATAGATTGGAGGTAGATATAATTTGAAAACTCTTGCTAATAAATTAAATTCTTTTTTCATAGAGGCATACAATCTTTTATGTATGGCAGACATTGTTCTGCTCCCTCTTTCAAGCATAGCAACTGTCGTGCCCACTGCAGCTTGCTGATTCCCGTCTCCCACTTGCAGATCTGCTATTGAAGCGAATCTTTGACCTGCTTGTACCACGACACCCATAAGCGATAATAAGGTTTGCGATGGTTCCT